GCATGTCCTAATTTATCATAAGGTTCTTGTGGTATAATACAAATTCTTCTATTAAATATTACTTTAAGTTTTATTAATAATTCTTGAGTATTATATTTAGGATTCTGTTGAAATACTTTATCAGTAATTATTACAGAATCTTCACTAATCATACAATTACCACCATCAAGATAAATATCTGTTTTACAATAATTTAATCTTAATTTATCGCAAACATCATAAATAGTTTCATCACCATCAAGTCTACTATCTAATCCATCTGTTAAATTTAAATTATACCTAAATTTTACAAATTTATTTTTATCAATTTGAATAGGCATATAATCTCTACACCAAATTTCTTTAGTTCCTGGTATTATATCCCATTTAACATCATTAATAGCAAATATATTAACTAATTCTTTTGCAAATATAGGATGTTTATCAAATAAACAACTTGCTACATAAACTTTATTTGCTTTAAAATCTGCATTCATATTCATTATGCTAAAGGTATTTTATATGATTCAAAATTAAGATTAAGAACTTGACATGATAATGCTGCACCTGATTTAGCAAATTCACTAACATTAAATGTTACTAATTCAAGTCCATTTTTAGATGTTTGTTCTTCAAGAAAATGTATTTTACGAAGTTCTAATTGATAAGTAGGATCAGTACGTTTAAGTTCATTTAACCCATTACTACATAATAACATATTATAAAATAACACACAATTTGTAGGATCAGATTTATAAATATCTTTTGGTACAGGTATTATTTCTGTATATTTTTCAATTTGTTTTATTTCTTCTGGTTTATAATTATCAACAAATACAAATGTTTTTTTACTATTTAATGGAAATATAGAACAATCTAAATGATATTGTTCTTCACTTGTAATATGAACTTTAATTATATTAACTCCAAATTCTTGTTCAAACCATTGTAATGCTTCTATTTGAGTACGCATACCATAACCACCGATATAAACATCATTATGAAGCCATTTTAAATCAGCTTCACCTTCCCATTTAAATGGGCAACGTACAGTTCTATATCGCATTAATCTAAACATTGCATCTGCAATATTTTCTTCACCTTGTCTTGGAGGACTTGTAAAATTACTTAATACAAATATTTGTTTTTCATCACTAGGAAGATACATTCCTATATTTGCGATATATGGTAAATCTTGAAATTCTTCTGCTGTTGGAAGAATATATACAAGACCTTGAGAAGCCATAAAATTATATACTTTCATAAATTGTCCATATGCCTTATCTTTATCTAAAGGTGACATTTTATCCCTTTGCATAAAGATATTATTAGGATTATCAGTAGACATACTAAATGGAAAATTCATCATATAACTTGGTATTTTAAGTTGTGAAGGAGTTTTTTCTTCACCATCTTTAATTACCTTTTTATCTATTATTGTTGATACTTTAACTGGCATAGTATTATATTATTAATGACATTTCTTAAAATATTCAATATTATCTTTAAGTGAATGATCTAAATTATTATTATTAAATTCTATAAATTTAAGTGAATTTACGATTTTATAATCATTTTTGTTATCCAAAATTAAAGAATTTTTATTAATTTTGGATGAAGGTTTATTTTGTTTTGAAAAGTTAGAACGCTTATCACTTGTAGGTCTATTTTCATTACTATTACTATTAATTGGAGCATCTTTATTAATTTTTTTGGTTTTAACCGATTCTGGTTTAATTTTTATGTCCGATTGTACAGTACGTTCAGAAATATTCAATTCTGGAGAAGTTAATGAAAAGTTTAAAATTTCGTTTATATTATCTATAATTGTAGGTTTAGTAATACCTAATAATTTATACATCATATCACGAAGTTTATCCCATACTGTAACTATTTTTTTACCATCTAGTCCAGTTTCATCACCTTGATATTTAATTTTAGATAATGCTTTTGCTATATTAGGTCTAGTAAAAGGATATGTATATAATTCTTGAATAGTTTTATTTGTAGAATTAATAAATTGATTTAATAGAGTTTTATCTTCATCAGTTAATTCTTCTTGTAATTGATCTTCTTTTCTATCTCCAACTGTTCCAGATTTTATTATTTCTTTTATATTATCTCTAAGTTTATATGATTCTTTAACTAAATCCTTACGTTCTGGAAGTTCTAATTTTTTAGATTCTTGTTTTACTAAACCATGTATTACTTCATGTGCTAATTCTCTTGTTAAATCAAAACCTTTATCTTTAATTGTTTTTTCATACATATGAATTGTAGTACCAGATATATATCCAGCACTTTTACCATCTGGACTATAACCATCAAATTTTATAGCTAATGGTTCAATAGGATTTAATTCATGTAATAATATATTAAAATCTTTAAATTCTGGAATACTTTTTAAATCTTCTGTATTTTTTACAGTTTTACTATTAATTGGATGTTCTTCTTGTTCAATTCTATCTGCTTTAATATGTATTGCTAAATTATGCTCACTATTAGAACCTAGATTAAAATTAGATATTACATAATTTCCATCTTTAACTGCTCCTATATTACTTTTAACTGCTCCAGTTTCAATCACATAATCTAAATAGGGATGACCATATTGACTAGTATCATATTTTTTACGTATGTTTAATGACTTCAACGAACCATCTTCATTATATCTATCTATAGGATCAAATAATGTATTGTTATATTTAATATCACCAGTATCATTAAGTCCTGTTAAATCTAATTTAGTTCCGTCATAATGAAAATTTCTTAACATATGAGGAACATATAAATCTAATTGTTCTCTTAAATCACGTTCATTAAAATTAATATTTCCTTCTCTATTTTTAACAGCAGAAGAATAATCATTAAATTTTGCTGCTGCACTTCTATCTATTATTGCTTTATCTGAATCTTTGAGATTTGATCTATCTGCAATATAAATATTAAATTTACCATCTTTATTTCTTTCTATTTTAATCTTTTTATTTCTATTTTCCGTAGAATTTTTATCAAATGGTAATGTTATATTAAATGTTATATTATCAGGACTATCAGGAAAAAATGTTAAATTACCATTATCTGTAATAATAAGTTTTTTAAGATTTGTAATTCTACTTGTAATATCATCTTTTGGAACTTTATTAGTAATAAAATTAACTAATTCATTTTTAATAAATTCTTTTGCTTTAGTAGTATAATCTTTATATTTTCCTGTAGTATCTTGAATACTTCCATCTACTAAATTAGATACATAAAGTCTATGTGGTATTATAACATCATATGTATGTTTTAATCCAATATATAATACATCAGAATCTTCATTATTAATATTTTTTTCTTTTACTTCATTTCCTGATTTATTACCAGTAATAGGATCATATAAAACTCTACTTGATTTGTTATCTAAATCTCTAACTAATATCTTACTATTAGGATTTATTGTTTCACTTAATAAATGATTAACTCCTACTGTACTTTTAGATTGTTCATTGTATCTAGTATCATGTAATATATCTGGTGTACTAATATTTTCTATACTATATTCAAATCCAGTTGGATTCTTTCGTATATCCATCATTTTAGTAAAATCTTCTTTAAATCTATTAACATGATTTTCTAATCTTGTTATTATCTCTAGTTTAGATAATTTAAAACCTTGTTCTTTAGCATTACCTATAAATAAAGGACTTACCAATTGTTTAAAATTAGAAGGATTTAATTTAGTTTCTTTTGTCTGCCCTCCGAGGAGATAAAGATATGTTTTATATAGGTTTTTTTGACCTTCTCTATCTTCTTTAATATAAGTACCATCTTCAAGTCTTGTTAATTCATTTTTTCCAATCTTACCTAGCCAAGCATCACGAAGTATATCTTGTAATGCTTCTATATTATCAAAATCTTTATTATCTAAATGTTCAAATGGATTTCTAAATTCATATGTATCGCCTACTTTTTTAGCATATTCAACTCCATTATATGTAAAATCTGGTGTTGAAAGTTTTGCTATTGTAACTCCATTTAATTTAAAATCATCACCTTCTAAAATTACTTTATCACCTTTTTTAGAAGTTGATATTATTCTAGTATAATTTTCAAATTCTCTATCTTCTGGTATATTTAATTGAAGTTCTGTAATTGGTGTAAGTTCTTTACGTTCTATATTTTGACCATAAACTCCTTTATGTGGTTCATAATATTGTGTATTTTTAATTATAGACTCTAAATTAGATGTTAATGTAGAAAGATAATTAGAATTTTTAATTTTAATTGGATCAACAAATAATTTAGCTGGATTTGAATCTAATATTTTACTCAAAGGTATTTCTTGACCATTAAGATTTATATTTCTTGTTTTTAATAATGTAGATTTACCAGCAAGAAATGAATTAACACTTTCATACATTATAGGAATTAAATCAAAATCAGTTCTATAAACTGCTGTCATTAAATCTTTATAGTTAATAAAATGTCCATCTTGTAATACACCACTACGAGCAATTTTATTAAAAAACATTCCTAAAGCATCTTCAAAATTAGTAGCATCAATAAGATCATGTATTTTTAATGCTGTTGTATTAATATCTACTCCAGGTTCTTCTTCAAATAATTTAGAAAATTTAATATTATGTTCTATATTAGAATCTTTTAATAATGTTTCAACTTTAGTTTTTGCGACTTCTTGTGCTTGTTTTATTTTATCTGGTTCAGTTTCTTTAAATATTTGATTTATAGAATTTAAAATATCATTTCTTTGAATTACTCTTTGTGAAACATCAGGATTATTAAATTTAATTATATTTGCAATTGTTTCTGCTGTTTCTCTAGCTTTTTTAGGACTTAAATCAAATGTTAATTTTTCTGGTTCTTTTAAAGTTATATTTACATTATCCACAAAAGAATTTACTTTATCTATAACTCTATTTATATTATTTAATAAAGTATCATATAAAGGTTTATCATTTTCTGTATTTAAAGGTAAATCTTTAGATTTAGTATTTATATTATCTATAATTTTACCTTTTAATTCATTTAAATTATTAATAGAATTTATTAAATCTTCTTTTGTTTTTTTAGTTCTAGCTGTTACATTATCTTTAGTAACTGCAAAATTAGTATGAAGTTCTTTAAAAAAGTTTATTACATTATTATGTAATTCTAATTCAGAAGGATTAATTTTATCATTTTTTAGAATTTTATAATTAACTGGACTATATGATTCTATATTACCTTTAGGAGGTATATTAGTAGTATGTTCAGGTTTAAGTTCAGAATCTAATTTAATATTATTGATAGGTTTATTAATAGGTATTGTAAGACTGTTATTATCTTTTGCAATTATATCTTTATTTTCTCGTGGGGTGTTTGATTTAATCACTTCATTTGCAACAACATTTTTCTTAAAATTATTTTCTTTTTGTTCTTTATCTTGTTGTATTTTTTTGGTCTTAATTTCATCTTCTTTACGTTTATTAAGACCTTTTAAATCATCTTGTGCTTTTTTAACTATTTCTGCTGAATATGGTTCTTTTTTAGATTTATCAATAAAATCTTTAGTTTGTGTTATTACACTATCTGTATCACCATTTTTATTAATTTGATCGTATGCTTTAGCAAAAGTATCTTTTTTTATATTTATTTGATTTTTATGATTATCAATTGCATTATTTGCAATTTCTTGACGTTTTTTAGGATTTTTAATAAAATCATCTAAATATTTTTTATCTGCTTCTTGTGCTCTATTTAATGATTGTATTTGTTTTTCTATTGAAGAAAGTTTAGCAGCATTAGATATATAATCTTTATCTTTTAATGTTTTTTCTAATTCATCAACTGTATTTTGAGAATATGTAGTTGATTTTTTAGTATAATTTTCAGTATTTATATTTGTTACATTATCTTTGAAGTTTTGAAGATTTGTTTCATGTTGTTTTACATCTTCATCTGCTGTTTTTTTAATTTCTTTATATTCTAATAATCTTTTATTAAGTTCATTTAATGATATGTTATGTCCATCAATAACACTATTTAACATTAATTCTGTATCTTTATCAACTGCAATTGGTTTACCTAATCTATCAGAATTAATTTTAGCTTTATTTTGTAAATTTATTAATATTCCTCGTGCTAAATCAATTTGCTTATTATGTTCGTTAATTTCTTCTGTAGTATTATTAATATTAATTTCAGTAGATTTTTGTGTAGTTAATGATTCTACGTATGCAGGAACACTAGGATTATCTCTACCATTAGTATTTTTAGTAATACCTTTTTTAATTTCTTCTTGTTCTTTAAATGCTTTATTTATAATTTTATCTCTAGTTGCAATATTAGCATCTATTGAACCAGCAACAGAAGAAAGATAATTTTTCATTTCTTCATTATTAAATATATTATCTTTTAAGATAACATCATTTAAATAATTCTTTTTAAAATGTTTATCAAATATATTTTTAGCATCTTTTGCAGAAGTATATATATCTTGTGCTATTTTAGGTGAATTTTCATTAAATCCTTGATCTAATAATACTCTTTTTTGTTCTTCATCTAAACCATTAAAATTAACTCTACTAAGATTTTCTAATGTTTTTAAATGTAAATCCATTACACCATTTTTAACACCATCAGCAACTATATTATTTATTAATGATTGATGTACTTGTTCAGCTTCATAATTATTATCATCAGCTTGAAAATCTTGTATTATTTTTAGTTTTGTTTTAAGTTCTGTCGCTTTATTAATCGCATTTGTTATTCTATTTTCTTCATTATCATAATGATCTTTAAATAAAAAATCATTCATTTTATTAGAACCTAATTTCATTATTACTCCACCAACTATACCCCAGAATACACCTTGTAATGCAGCTTTACTTGTTAAATCATCAGCGATTCTGTCACCTACTGAACTATTATCTGTATTAATACCATATTTAGTTTCAACATAGTATTTACCTTCATTATTTGCAACATTCATTATAAGTTGAAATGCAGAACCAACTCCTGCTACTTTAGCATATTCTCCAATTGTATTTTTCCAATTTGCAGGTTTAGCAATAGTTTGATCTACTGCATCTGAAATTGATTTATCAATAAGATTATTTGTTTCTTTTTTAGTAAAATCAAACGCTGCTTCTTTTTCAGCATTTTTTAAATTACTAAGACCTCTATTTAAATAGCTTGTTCCTTTCATTAATAGTGAAAGTTCAGCAACATCAAATCCAATATTAGCTAAATTTATATCATATGTACGTCTTGCACCATCTCCAGCATATTCTTCAGCTTCTTCTTGATTCATTCCTAAATCTTTAGCTTGACTAAAAAGTTCGTTATATTGTTGTGAAGCTGTAATATAAGAATTAATATGATTATTAATAATACCACCTGTTAAAGCAGCACCAAAACTTGCAGTAGCCATATTTGCTTCTAAAAATGTTCCTGTTGTTTTTATTGCATTTGTTATTTTATTTACATTTTCTACTGCTGCAAGTCCTTTACCTAATAATCCAACACCTTTAACAATACCTGTTCCAGGAAGCATCATTGCAAGTGAACCTATAACGCCAGGAGTACCACTTGCAAGCCATGTAGCATCAAATGGTGCAAAACCTTCTTGAGCTTTTTTAGTTTGATAAATAGGTGCAACATTTTCTCCCCATGATGTAATAGCTTTACCAATTCTATCTAAAGCATTGTCTTGATATTCTTTAGACATAATTGCAGCAGGATGTCCTAATGCACCTGCTGAAGATACTAATGAACCAAGTGCATTTGTAAGTGTTTGTACTGCTGCATTTACAACTAATCCTGAAATTGATTGATTTCTTGCACGAGTTTCATCTAAAGCTGATTTATAATTACTATCAGGAGAATATGGAACTATACCACCTTTTGATATATTATTATATTTAGATATATCTAAATTATTAGCAGAATACGCTTCTCCAAAACTATTATTTTCAATAAAAGGTTCATGTTCTTTTATATCCTGTTTATCTACAGGTGAATCTACATTACTTAAATTAGTATATTCAGGTATTGCCATTATTGTATATCTTGTTTTGAGTATATATAATTAGAACCAAAATTATTACTTGAATTTAATGTTTTATGTTCAATTCCATATCTTCCTGCATCAATAGAAATATCATTATATGTTCCTGTGAATGATTTATAATCTTTATCTTTTGATATATTATCAAATCCACCTTTTGTATTTTTTACTTGAACTTGAATAGCAGTTCCATCTATACCATTCCCATTTATTCTTGATATATAATATGTACGTCCTACTTCGGATTTAAATTGTATTGGTTCTTGACCTACTTTTAAATGATCAACATCATCATTTAAATCAGAATATCTACTTGGAGTTTCAACAGTTACATCTTTATTTTCATTATCTTTAACTACTAAATTTCCTGTTAAATCTGGAGCAATGGAACTATAAAACACTCTTGATTTTGTTTCTAATTCTTTTGGTGTCATAGATTCTTTGTTATAATGAACATCTTTAGCAATTGCTTTCAGTATAACATTATGTAAACTACCATCATAATCACTAGCAGATAAATCTAATTTAATTGGGTTTTCACCAGGTATTATTGCATTAACTAATGTACGACCATCCATATTTACAACAGGTACAAATGTAACAGCATTTAAATTATATCCTCCATTTTTAGTTTTCGGTATTTTATCAAATATAGATTTAATATTTTTATCATTAGTTGTAGTTGGTTCTGAACCATCTTGTGGAACTACAATGGCAGCAGCTAGACCACTTAATGCTCTAAATGAACCTTCTTGAATTATTTTATTTGCTTCTGGATCATGTATTTCAACAATTAATTCTCCTCTTACTTTAACTGTATTTATTCCATTTTGTTGTGCTATTTTCGAAGCTGCAATAATTCTGTTATTATATTCTTTATAAGCATCATTTTTTGTAGCTAAATCTGGAATTGTTAAATTTCCACCAGCCATTGCATTATTTTTAATTGCTAGTTCTCTATTTTCTTTTGCTGCGTTAATATATAATTCTGCAAATTCATCTCTACTATGATTTAGTGCTAATTGAATACCACCATTAAATTTAGATAGATCAACTTGTTTACAAGTTTCTTTTACTTCATTAATATTATCATCAATGCTATGTATTTTACTTGAAGCAGTTACAGATTCTATAAATCTATTATTAATAGATTCATTATTAGAAGTAATATTAGGATGTTGTTTTAACCATACATGAATATCATCAGTACCATTATATCCTACATTACTATTTTTTACTAATGTAGCTAATTTATTTTTTATATTATCGGCTTGTATTCTTTGAGTATCATAATCATTAACATCATTATTTATATTACTTATTGGAACATTATTACCATATTGAAATTGAATATTAAATTTTGCATTTGCTTTTTGTTCATTTAATTTTTTTATTTTTCTTTCTTCTTCATCTATAATAGATCCATCTAAATAACTAATATGATTTTTATATATATCTAAGTTATTCAATAAAGGTATACTAATTGATTTTTGTGTTTCTTGTGCAATAGCATATCTTCTACCTAATTCTTTATCTTCATTATTATCTAAAGGTTGATTAATTTTACGATCTTTTTCTATATTATAATTACCAATCATATCGAAATATAATTGGGTATTTTTATCATTTAATGCTTTTCCAATATTAGATAATGTTTTATCATCATTATTATCAACATCAGGTCTTAATATTCCATTAATATCTTTAGTTGGCATATTATGAGTATAGTTAAATAATCCCATTCTGGTATATTTACTACCTTTGAAGTCATTATTAACTATATTACCATCTTTATCATATAAAGTATTTGATTCATCTAATTGTTCATATGCTTTAGATATACTTCCTGGCTCTTTAAATCTTTCTTTTAATTCTATTATTGCATTATCTTTAGATTTATTTATTTGTTCTTTTAATGAATAATTATAATCTCCTTTTTTACCATTTTCATTTATTTTGTCAGGATTATAATATTTTAAATCAGTTTTTGCAATTATATAATTTTGATATTTTTCATCATTTGATAAAAATCTTTGAATTGCATTATTTAATCCATTTACATCATATCCTTTAACTACTTGACGTTGTAATGTTTCTAATCCTTGTCCTAATCCAACTAATTGTCCTTTAGAAGTTTCTTCATATTTTTGTACTTCACCAACATTATCTCTAATATATTTATCTAAATTAGGAATTGCTTGAGGTAATTCAAATCCACCGGGTTTAAATGTAACTTTAGATTTACCAAATGGATCAGTAGTAGTAACATATTGTCCTTCATTTTTCATTTTAGCTAATGCTTTTTGTCTATCTTGTATAGACCAATCAGCATAAGGATTCTTTTTAGTTACCTTTTCTCCTTTTTCATTAACTCCAACTGTTTCATCATCTCCTAATACTTTAGTATACATTTGTTGCATATATTGAGAAGATTCTCTTAATGCAGCAAATCCACTATCATTTAATACATCATGTTTAAGTGAATCAAGCTGTTTAGTTAAATCAGCATATCCATTTACTCCATTTGCTTCACTAGCTAATTGATGTATTCTTTGTCCATATTTTTTTGATATATTAGTAAATAAATCTTTAGCTTCTTTACTATCATCACCAATAGGAACATTTTCTATTGTACTTTGAAGATTTTCAAATAATGTTTTATTTATTTCATCTTTTCTTATAACATCATTAACATAATCATGGTATGAATTTACAATACCTGAAAAATCAGGGTCAATAGATTCAAAATTAAAATTATGTTGAGGTATTTGTGCAAGTGTTGGCATATTTTAATTTGTTAATGCTAATTTGCGTTTATATTTACCACCATATTTCATAGTAGAAATATCATTTTGTATATCAAATTGAGTATCTGTATTACCAAATAATTGTTGTTGACTCAAATTATTTACCACCTATTTGATAATTATTATAAAGTTGTGAAACTAATGATTGTTGATTATTTACTCCAGGTAATTTTTGACCTGACATTCCCATTGTAATAGCACTTGTTAACATACTATTAGCCATTTTTTGGTCAGTATCAGCTTGTTTTTGATATTTTTGTATCATAAAATCATCATATTTATCAGTTGCTCCAATAACATTACTGTAATATTGATCTATAATACCACCATATCCTAATTTAGCTAATTTAGAATATTTACCACCATATTTACCATATATTGTATTTAAATTTTGTAATTGAAGTTCTTCCTGTAAAGTATTTTGATTTACAGATTGATTATACATATTTTGATTCCAACTATTTAATTGACTAGAATTAAACATTGATGTTTGATTATTTGCACTAGCGTTAAATTGACCTCCTTGATTTTGTGCTTGAGCATTAAAATATAAATTTTGATTTGCAGCATTATCATTATATTCTTGAGTTTTCATTTGTGATTCTTCATTAAACTGAGCAGTTTGATTTAAAGATTGAGCATTTGCTAAACTAACATTTGTTTTATTAGAAGCATTAAATTGACTTGCTTGATTTTGTACTTGTGCATTTGTTAATGCAAATTGATTTTCACCCTGTTGATTTATTTGTGCAGTTTGATTTAATATACCAACATTACTAGCACGTTGTGCATTTTCTTGATTTGTTTGATTTTGTAATACTTGTGCTTCATTTAATGAAGCATTTTGATTATTTTGCATTGCTAATGTTCTAGCAGTAGAAGAACTACTTGTATTTCCCATTATCATTGCATTATTTGCTGCTGCTCCTGATCTTATGGCTGCTTGTTCTCCTGTAACATCATATCCTACTTGATTTAAATTAGCATTAAGATTAGTAAAATTAGCGTTTGTAGCATTATATGTACTTGCTGTTGCTAAATTAGCATTTATGTTACCTGGTGCAGTTAATTTAGCTACATCATCAGCATTTACCGTTGAAATAGGTGCATTACTTGCAGTAGCAGTAGTTGTATTAGTATTAGCTGGTGCTGCTGTTGGAGTAGTTAAACTTGTAATATCTTGGTAATTTTGAGTTATAACAGCACCAATATCAAATTTATAAACTCCACCATTTTTAGCTTTTGCTGAAGTAGCATAACTTGTATATACTGGTGCAATAGGTTTATAATTTGCAAAAACTTTATCACTTGCAGCTCTATAAGCATTAGTATTTGCTAATTGTGCTTGTTGTTCTTGCTGTGCTAATGCTAAATTTTGATTAAGTTCATTTTGTGCTGCATTATTAGCATCATCACTAGCAATACCAGAAGCAATTGTACCAACTCCTGATGCCATAAGTCCTAATCCTAATGGAGCACCAACTCCTGATGCTATTAATGCTGCTCCACCTACTGTTTCAACTCCACCTAATAACCAATCACCAAAACCATATTTCTGATCTGTAATAGCTAAACCTTTTAATTCTTTTTCAGTTTCTTGTATTTGAACAAGTTTATTTAATCCATCATCTATTTTATTAATTTGATTAAGATTATTACCAATAGCTAATGATCTAACTTGTATTTGTCTTGCTAATGTATTTTTAGTTATAGGATCAGTAGAAGTATTATCTCTGAGTTTATTAATTTTAGCATCATGTTCTACTACTCCTTGTTCTAATTCTCCTTTTTTCTTAGCTAATTGTTTTGCTATTTTAGCATATCCTAAGTTATTACTAAATATTGATGTTGTATTATCCTTATTATTTGTAATAATTTCATTATTTTCAACTTCAGCATTATTAGCTATTTTAATACCACCTTGTGCATGAGTATTACCTTCTGCTACATAACTATTAGAAGCTAATTTTTTAAGTTTACCACCAGGTACTTGATTAGTTGTTGCCATTATCTTGCTGTTTTAATAAGTTCAGGTATTATATCTGTAATTATAAGTTTATTTGAACCGTTGTAAGTAAATCTGATTATAAAATAATTACTGATAAAATTACTCAAATTATACCAATTTTTTGTAAAAAATTGATTTGAAATTGGTTCTTTATTTGAATCCAAAAATGGTAAATTATTATAATTTACCATATCTAATATATTGTTAAAATAAAACCCATCATATATTTTTAAAGACCTTGATGTGTCAAACCAATCAAAAGGTGAACTTGTTTGATTTGTAATTGTTCGTAAGTCTATATAATTACTACATTGAGTATTATTATACACCATTAATTGATTAAATGTATCATTTTCATCTTCGCTACCATCTATTCTAATTGCTCTAGTTATCCAATTAATAGATTGAAGTAGTTTAGTAATATTTTGATATGTATTAAAAACAATATCAAGTTTACAAGTTCTTATTGTAGAAGAACCTAAATATGTATTAGAAGTATTACTAAATGTATATAATCCATTTAATGTTCCAGAATTATCTTTAATAAAATATGTTACATTATTTAATTGTATTCCAAATTTAGAATTATAATCATGTTCTGCAATAAATACTTTAGCTAAATAATGAAAAGATAATGTTTGATTTGTATTTGGTGAATTAAATAATATTCTTTTATTCTGTATATCTACTGTAATATGAACAAAATTAAAATCAGTATCAATATTATATTTTGGAAGTAAATAATTTTGAACACCAAACAATGATATGTCAGAACTATTAACTATATTATCAATGATATATATTTTTGTATCATCTGAAATTGCCATTACTCCTATTGGGGTACTAATTAAACTAAATGGATTAGATGATCTAATAGAATTATTAGGATTTACTTCCATTAAAGGATATGCAAATATATCATTTGTTTGTACTGAAAGTGTATTTCCTGAATTAGTAGATACTGCTAATGTATCATTAACAGAAATTAACATTAAGGCATATCGGCATTGTACAAATAAAGTTTTAGAATCAGAATTTAATAATGATATAATATCACCTTTTATTTTAGGTAATTCATAATAATCTAATCCTGTTATATTTCTCCAACCTATTACTGTTGATTCAGTTGACATTACTTGACTTCTGACTATTCTATTTTGAAAACTACTAATAAAATTTTTGGTAAAATCAAATACTATTGGTTGCCAAAGATCATTACTAGCATTAAAACAAGTTTTATAAAATTGATATGTATCTGTATTTATTGGATTATCAAATAATCTTAAATTATCATTTACTACACTTGTAGATTTATAAGGATATATCGCTTGTCCTACTATATAATCACCTACTGATATAATTCCAGTTGATCTAACTCCATATATTGAATCTTGTGCTATAGTTAACAATTCATTAGGTATATAACCAGAGCCATAAGTATTTATTTCATATGAAGTAATTACTCCAGGAGAAGCAATAGATAAAATATTAATGGTCATTCCAGTACCATTTATACTACTTATAACTGGAATATTTGTACCAGTTGTATATTCTGATCCACCATAAACTAATGTAGTAGAAACATAACTTGATGTTTCTTGTGATAATATTCTTAATGCATATCTATTATTTGCTGAATATTTACTAAATATATTAACATAATATAATTTAGATAATGAATGTTTTGAATTACTTTGGTCAGATGAATTTATACCATAAGATTCATTACTTATAAAAGAATCTCCATTTAATAATAAACCTGTATTATTTATATTATTTGTATAAGAACTTAATATTAATTTTTGATTTATATAATTAACATAACAATTACCTATTAAATTATTAGAATAACAATTGTATACACCTGCTGTTATAGCTAATGTTCCATCTATATTATCTAAATCATTGCTATAAAAATAAGATTGTTTACATAAAGGAGAAGAAGCATATTGTACATTTGCTCTTCTATAAGATAATTTAGATAGTGGGATTATATTACTTGAAAAAAATGAAGAATTATATTGAATAGTATTTACAGTAGTTACTGAATTAAGTGATAAAGAACCTATATTTCTTATTCCTATACAATCAATTGTTGATTTGTTATATATTGCTTCAAATGATATATAATAATTAAATATACTATATGTAGATCCAGATACAGCATTTGTATCTATAATTCCAGTATTTATTATTAAATTATTATTATTATTTCTTTTAGCATAATATATTTTATAAGTAGATATTATTTGTTTTAATGTTGAAGGTATTATTATATTATTTATAAACGCTCCAAATCCAGTCATTTTATGATGTCTTACTCTTGTACCAGCTAAAACTGTTGTACTACTTGTATTTAATATAGTTCCAGTAATTCCTAAACTACTATTTGGAAAATTAGAAGGATAATATTCATTATTATTTATAAATACTCCAATTATAGAATTTGATAATGAATCATGTACAGTATCTGGAATAATATTACCTTTACAATATATTCCTGATATTGAACTTGCTGATGTTAATTCATTACTTGTTGAAGGTCTACCTGGTATATGATAACAACCTAAAGATGTTCCAAAATTACTAATAAATTCTATATAAAAAGCATATACTTCATCAGGTGTAAATATATTTGATGTATTTTGATTTTCAGTAGGATTTGAAGGAATCTCAATAGGATTATTTATTATATATATATTATTTGCTACTTTTTGTAATTCTATATTTATTGTTTTATTTGTAGTTCCATCTAAATAATTAAATGTTTCATCTAATATATTTACATTACCCAATAATAATTGATTATTATATTGTTCTATTGCTTTAGCATTTTGTACTAAAGTATTAGAGAAATAAGCAGAAATAGAAGTAGTTTGAAGTAGTGATAAATCATATAAATTATATATACCTGTAGTAATATCTGTGTTATAATATAATATCGAATTATCATCTACACCTTTATATCCTATTATAAGTCTATATTGTAATGTAGTATTTATAATACAATTTATACTTGCACCACTATTTAAATCATCATATCTTGATGAACCTTTAGTTAAAGTAACTCCACTATATACTAATTGTATATCTCTATTTAATGGTATTACAGGTATTTGAATAAATGGAGATAATTCACTTTCATTATAATTACTATCTATTGTAGTATATGCTATAAAATATGTACCTGCCAATAAATTTCCAAATTGTGAATAATTTACATTATATAATTGTCCTTTATCATTTGATGAATTAATACTATTTATTTTTATTTTATTATTTTCATTAATATATATTTCATCACAATTACATACCCAAAAATTAGGAATAAATTTATTAATATTAGTATTATTAGTAATAGTTTTATTACTTACATCAATATATGATATTATTAATTGTCCTAAATAATTATAAAAATATGTACCCTTTATAATAGAATTTGCATTAAAAGAAAAACTATTATATGAATTACTATGTTGAACTATAATATCGTAATTATTATTTGTAGGATCAAGTCTTAATATAAATGCTATATTTTGAACATTGTCATAAATAAATAATAATAATTTTGATTTAATATTAATGTATCCACATATATTACAATTAGTTGTATTAAATGGTACTAATCCAGTATGAGTATATTCAGTTATAACTATACTAGATATACTACCCTCAAAATCACAAGTTGGAGTTATTATAAAATTACTATTTCCTATTGCATTAATTGTTACATTATTAATACTTGCTGTTATTCCTGATGTTGTAACATTTCCTATAGTATATGATATACTACCTCTTCTTAATCCACTTATAATAAATGTTACTAAAAAATAATTAGAATTTGTTGAACTTAATGATAATGTTATAGGTTGTGCAAAATTACTATCAACACCAGAAGTATGTGTAAACATACTTCTTGATAGTGTCCAATTTAATCCTAATGACCATCCACTACTTACATCTATAGGAGTTGGATTAGTATATTCGATACTAGAATTTAATTGATTATATATAGCACCTTTAGAAAATGTATAAGTAGAACTCATAATATTAATCATACCATCTTCACTTAACATAGCATTTCCAAAATCATTAAGTAATACATTTTTTGCTTTTGGAAAAGCATTGTTTTTCATTTCAGTATGACTTCTATTTAAGTCTAATCCTATATTAAATTGCATCGTATTTAAATAATTCAAAAAGATTTTCTACTTGACCTGTTTTATAACTTTGTAGATTAAAAAAAGACATACTGTTATTAGCAAGTTCATTTCTATCATTAATATCCATTTCACTTAATGCTAATCTAGCACCTTTAATTGTAATTTGATGTTTTTTATTAGGATCATATTCTATATCTCTATTTCCTAAATTATAAATCGGATGTTTATATCCACGACTTAACATATTCTTAAATACATACCATTTAATATTATCTATTACTTCTTCAATATCTGGTATACTAGGAATATATGTTTGAAGTTTATCATTAAATTCTGTAGGAATAGTTTTATACCATAGTTTGTAATATCCAAAATTGTATTTATTATAAACTATATTTCTTTCAATAAAATATGGTTGCTTATGATGTTTCCAAAATGTATCAGTATTAATATTATTTGGAATTACTGCTTCATCTCTACTAAGAGAATTATTTATATTAAATGTATTATCATCTGATATAATTGGTAAAGAATCTAAAATTGCAGTATTATTTGGATCATTTAAAATATTATAATTATATCTATCAAAATGAATATGGTCAGGATTAATAATTATATTATTATTTATAGATAATAATTTAATTATACCATCATATTCAGGAAGTTCTATTTTATATTCTTGAAACTTACCTTTAATATAAATATTAACAAATACTTTATTATTATTTAATAATCTAAGAGCTTGATATATCCATTGAGGAACTCTATTAACCCAATCATCAGAAGTTAAATTAAATTCATCATAAACTCTACCTATTATAGTATTTCCAGATATAAAATTAACTCGCATTTTGTATATATCTTAGTTTATATTTAACATTATTTTTAATTAAAGCATTCATTTTTTGAACATTTCCTATTTTAGTATTAATTATAATATCATTATCTGTTTTACTTTGTTTATAATAATTTTCTATTTTTCTATCTTGCATATTATTATAATTTGTAGGTTCAAATTTATAATATTCTAAAGATTTAATAGTTTGAAATTTATAAAAATGAAAAAATATAAATTGATCGTTATTATTATATACTCTATAATCACATTTAATGTTATTATCTTCAAAATATTTTTTATTTTCTTTTGTTTTTTTATAATCTAGTATTGTTTTTTTAACTATTTTATTTTTACATACTAAACTTAAATTACCCAATTTTGATAATGTAACTCTTTCACCTTCTAATACTAATTTAGATATTTCAGTATTATATTTAATAATTAAATCATAATATACATCATAAGGAATTGAACTTAAAAATGTATAATTATTCAGCATTGCATTTAAATAAGGTATTTTTGAATTTACATAATTATAATAAGTATTAATTATAGCTTGTAATGAAGGTTCTAAATTAAAATTATCAATATAAGTTTTACTAAACTTATACATAAAATCAAAAGTATTAAAATATTCTATTAATTCTTTTTTATTTGAATTTAAAATAGCATTATTAAATGTACTACATAAACCTATACAAAAATGCAATTCATTAGAATAATAACTAATTTTTGAATTAATATTTTTTAAAAATACATTATATGAATCTTTTGTTTTCATTTATTTATGTGCTATATCATCTGCTATTTCTATAGATACTGGTTCATTTTTTATTATACCAAATTCTGTTTTTAATAACTCACTACATATAGAATTTATCATATCCATAGGAATTGGTATTAAAGCATCTTCATCTGCAAGTATACCATTATAATATGTAATCACTTGATCCATATCTTCAAATATACTTGTAATATTAATTAATTTTAATTTTGTTAATCGTTGATTAGATAAAACTATTATATATCCATTATCTAAATAATATCTAAGTGCCATAGAAAATCTAGTAGAAGGTGTATATAAATCTTCTGTTTGATTTATATAAGATATTATATTTCCTTCTATTGTAGATATTTTAGTAAATGGAGCTTCATTTAAAAACCTAACTGAACGTAATACTTTATCTATAGTTCTAAGTCTATATTTTCTATCATTAATATTTATTGATATTGATAATACATTTGTTGTAATATCAACAATAGGATTATATTGAATTAAAGGTAAAGCATAAGTAAGTTTTAAAGATTCATCTATTCCATATTGCTGCACTGATTGTCTAATACGTGTAGCAAGTATAAATTTAAATGAATCTTTAATACGTTCACTTAATTCATGATTAAAAGGTTGATTTAATAATAAAGCAACCTTAGCACCTAATTGATTATATGTAATCATTAAATTATTCCTTTACCATTATGATCGTCATAACTTATATTCAATTGTTTTAATATTGGAGCAAGTAATTTATCATAACCTACTACACTAATAATAAAAGATACAATTAAAGTATCTAATGTTATGTGTAAAGCATAATACCAAACAATTGCAAGTGCGACACCCCACGAGAAAGTAAAGATATGTTTTTGTGTGGAACTTGGAGTTTTAATAACAAAACTTAGTATACCATATGAACCAAGTACTAAACTAATTATATATTTTAAATCTAAAAAATTTATTACATTAATTTCCATAATATATTATTTTTGTGGTTTACGAATATAATTATTATCTACCCATGTTTTAATTTCAGAAGTATTAATTACTTCTAATGATTTTACTCTAACATCTAAAGTATTAATGTTAACAGTATTAGCATCTTGTTTGGTTTTAATAATACCTAATTCTACAGATGTTGTTTCTTGTCCTTTTTTTACTTCTATCACTGCATCACAAAGAAATACTAATACAATACCTATTGCAGTTAATATAACTGTATTTAAATATTGTAAAAAATCAAGTCTTTTTTTATCTACATTTTCATCTGTCATATTATATAGTTTTAATTTTATTTTCAGAATTATTTAAATAATTATAATAACAAAATGTTTTATTAACCCATTCCCACTTACTTTTTTCTGATTTAATTTTATTAAATAATTGTTGATAAAATATACCATCGGCAGTATAATTTTGAATAAATCTAGTATTTTCTATTAAATCTGAATGAAAACAAACTTGTGCAATATCAATAAAACCTTGTCTTATATTATTAGTTTTAGCTATAAAACGTAATTTATTATCTTTAAATTCTTGATTATATACTATAAATTTAATATTATCTCGTGAATTAATAATATTATTAATTGAATTAAAATAATTTGGAAATAATATATTATCATCATCAATTATATGAAAATATATTTCTTCATCTATATAATTATCAAATATATTATTTAATGCAGCATAGTTAGTAACATCACTAGAACCATTCTTATATTTTACATATAATATCCTTTTATCTTCTTTGGGGCAGTTAGGAATTTCATCACTGTCAAATGATACAATCCATTTAAAATTATCATAGTTTTGAGATATTATAGAATTATATATATTATCTAAATTTTCAGGTCTTGAACAAACTGTTAATATTGTTATAAGATTATTAAGTGTTTTTGGTTGTTTTATTATTTTAGATATTATAGGATTATATGTTATATTTTCTAATAATATATCTGTACCATAATCTTCTATAATATTCCATTTACCAGGAAGTAAAGATATTAATGTAGTTAAGTTAGGTTGATCTTCATAAAGTTCTTCATTAGAATATTCTATATATAAATATTTGGTAAATGATAAAGAAGTTTTTGCACCTAATATCATTTCTTTTTCTGCACCTTGAATATCACACCATATAAAATCAATATGTTTAATATCTTTTTGATTTGTATATTTATCTAGTGTTATAGAATCTACTTCAATAACTTTGTCAAAATCTATATAAGGATATTTAATTAAATGATTTATTGGTGTTTTAATAGATGAACTTTCTGTCCATCGTGATTGTTTTCTATTAGATAAATAAAATTGTTCTTGACCAATTTTATTTGATATTGCAAGTTTATTTACAATTAAATTATTAGATTGAATATTTATTTCATTTCTTGGATCAGGTTCAAAAGCATGAACAATAGAACGATATTTTAATAGTTGTTTTGTATCTTGACCTATATTAGCTCCTATTTCAATAATAGTATTATTTTTATTATTACCTATTAAAATATTTAATCTTTCATATATATTCATATTATAATCAAATTTTATAGATTTATTGTTTATCTCATTTCTAATATCCATTGCTATTATAGCAGGATCTTTAGTTAATATATTATGTGTTAGTTTAAAATAATTACTTAATGTAATCCAATCTTTAGTTTTCCATTGTTGTTTATGTTCATTATGTATTAAGAAATAAGAATCAATTCTATAAACTATTATATTATTATCTATAAATGTATAAGGTAAATCATAATCCCACCAAGATTGACCCATACAATATATTGAATCTTTAAATATATCTTTAAATTTTATATTTAATGCAAATCCATCTATACCATATTTTTCTAATTCTATATTTTCTCCAATATTATATCTAATTCCTATAACTAATCCGTTATTAGTATATTCTTTTATTTTATTTAATATTTTAATATTATAATCAAGTATAATATCAGAATTTAAAATAAATATATTATCGTCTAATTCAAAACCTTTTTCTATTAAATAATTAATATTAATATAAGGTTTATTAAATAATTCTAACCCTGTATTAATATTATCTACTTCTTTAAATATTACGTTTAGAAATTTAGATTTTAATAATTTTAATTCATCTTTTGTATTAAATGAATATACTTTTAAACCTAATTTAATATAACTATCAACTGCATCCTGCTGAATTTTAAAATTTTTATGAGTAGGAGATATTGAAGTTATTATTATCATATTTATGATATAAGAAGTGCTAGTATTTCTACTAGCACTTATTTGTTAATTTGCTTGTTCTGATGTTTGTATTGGGTCTGATGTTTGTATTGGGGATGCTTGTATTGGGTCTGATGTTTGTATTGGGTCTAGTACAGTATTATCTAATGTTTGTTTTGTATTATCTATTCCTTCTAATTTATCAAATACTAATCCTATAACCAAAGCACTATATTTCATACTACCTACTTGTTTTTTAATTTCAGATACTTGTTCAACTGTAAGTTCAACTTCTTTATCTGAATCAATTAAACGTGATAATTTATATGATTTATATTTTTCTTCACCAGTTCTATCAGATGTATTCCATAGTGTAGCTTGACATACATTTTTAAATGTAAGATTACCATCTACACCATTAGATAAAGGTTTACCATCAAAACCTATAAGAAGATCATTGAAATTAAATTTTGCCATAACTTTAAATTTTAGTTTATACAATATACAAATATATTAAAATTTTAATTTAAAACATTGAAAATAAATACGATTTTCGAAAATGTTTGCTGGACTATCTTTATACCAAGTGTCCCAAATAATACTTGAATCCAAACAACTACATTTATTTATCCATTGATTAGCTTTACTACAAATTAATTTATGAGGGTCTTTATCACCTTTCCAACCACCTTCAATCTCTTTATCTAATTGAAATATTATTTCTTTTATATCATAATTAATACCAATAAGACTTTGTGCTGTCTTAGTTACAATTTCAGGATCAAATTTATATAAAGGACGTTGCACATAAACATTACGTGTTTTATCCAAACTCTTTAAAATTGGTGTTTCTATATATTTAGGAAGTATAGCTTCATAAACTGTACCATGTCCAGAATACATACTTGCATGATTAACACGGCTTCTTTCAAATAGTTGTATAAGTTCGCCCAATAAATCTTTATTGTCAAGTAAAAGATTATCACCTAATTGTAATTGATCAATTGTAATTTCTTCAAACTGTTTCATATTAAATCAATTTATTGTTGATATATCCCATTTGGTCTCCGTAAGTAATACCACTTTTAAATATATTCCAAAATGCAGTAGGACATTCAGATAAAAAATAACTTGCTTCACCTATAACTGGTGTTACATTAGGTATTTTGTTAAAATCATCAACAACCCACGGAATAATTTTTGTTTTTGTTGGGTCTGCTACAAATTTTGTAATATCTGTATTAATAGGATTTTGTGTTATAGTTATACTTCCATCTGGATTTGTAGTAGTTGTTGTTGTAATAGTATCAAATGTAATACGTAAGTTCATTACTATAATATTATTCTCACAAAAATGTCTATAATCAACTAATGTAGCAAATCTAAATGCACCACTAATAGGGTCATTACTTATTTGTTCAACAACCTGACTTGTTTGTTGTACTAGATTATATGAACCGTCTGTATCTGTTGATGCTGTCCAATCTGGATTATTACTATTTTGTGTTAAAAAAGCAGTAATAAGTTGGTCATTTGTTAAACCTGTACCGGAAACTGTACAACTTGGGAATAATCCAGGTATATATCCATTTGGGTTATTAGCTTGAACCGAAGGGTCTGCAAATAAGCATAGAACTGCTGTTGTAATATTATTTAACCTATCTTCACGGGCTTCCTTAATAATCCACCAGTATGGAGTAAAACCAAGATATTGTATTGCTTTAATTATTGCCATAATTTATAATATTATACATAAAAATTAGGTGCTTTTTCTTTTGTTCCTATACTTGTTGATTGATAATGAATATCACACATAAATATAAATGGTGCATTTGGACTACCACCAGTTATTGTTGGAATTGATGTAGTTACAAGTGAAACTAGAATTAAACCATCTACTTGTAAATTTGCACTATTTAAATGTGTAGAATCTCCACCAGTATTACTTAATTGTAATTCACTAATATTGTGAGCATATTGCGGGATAGTTGTTATATTTGGTGTTGATATAGTTAATGTACTATCTATTTCACTTTGAAATGAAGTACCTTGATTAAATCCTTGAGCATATGTTGTATAAAAATCAACTATAAAACTACCGCTTATTGCTGTACCATTATGCGCCCAATGGACATGAATAAATATATCACTACCAGGAAGATAGTCGTGTGGAATATGAAATGGTATTTGATCTATTTTCTTACCTGCTGTAAATGAATACGCAGATACTTGACCACCTATAAATGTTGATAATGCAGGATTACTACCACCACCTGTTGAAGGTATTATTTGACCTATTAAATCTCTCCACGGATATGTAGGTGTTGATGTATCTACTCTAATACCATTACCAGAAGTTTTTGGTAAAACTATATCTCCACCAAATAAACTACGAATATTAGTAGAATCAAGTGTCATAATATTACTTGATCCAGCAGCATTATTAAATGTAAAAGCATGTGTTGCATCAACTCTAGGTTGGTAAATTAAATTACCGCTACTGTTAGCAATAGTATGAGAATAATCGCTTGAACTTGTTGTTGAACCACCAAAATATTGAGTACCTGTTAATCTTGCTGAACCTCCTACATCTAAATTCCATTGTGGTGTTGAATTATTTATTCCAATATAAACTCCATTTGTACTATTCTGACTAAAGGTTAAGAAATTATCGAATGTATTATTAGGAGCCGTATAATTCCACACCATATCAGCACCATATGCTGATGATCCATTATTCTTAGTACGCAACTGCATACCTACATATACTTTTCTATTTTGTGCACCATCCCATACACCCGCACCGTTACCAACATATGCTGAATAAGCTTTCGGATTTAATGAGTTTGGATCAGTATTATTACAACCACCAATCATAGTTGTTAACCCAAGAGTTGTTGCAATATATGAAGTGTTATAAGAAACAATAGAACTGATGGAAGATATAGTTCCACCACTTAAATTAGATCTAGCAACTATATTAACTGCAGTAAAGGTTTCATAAGACGCACCTGATTGTTTTGCAGTAAAACCTCCCTGATTGTTCCAAGTGATACCATCTGCACTCATGTCAAAATATAACCCGTTTTCAGTAAAAGTTGTCCCAACGGGTGTTCCTTGATAACGCAACCTAAAATATATATTATCACTTGATGATCCATTCCAAGTTGTTCCAGAAAATATAATTGTTTTTGGTGAATTTACTTGATTTGTAGCAGTAGATGGGATAGTATTCATTAGTTTAATACCTGTTGTTTGATCTGCATTGTTCCCATTAATATCTATTTCACCATTTGTTACGGGAATTATAGAAATAGAAGAAATAACCACCCTGCTGGTATTGTTAGGCGTAAATATTAATGGAGCTGAGGAAGTTGCTAAAATAGTAGTTTGATAAGTTCCCGTTGCATTTATAGTAAATACTGCAACACCGCCATACGTAATAGTAATATTATCTGCTGACCATGAACTTACTACAATGGTTATTTTATAATAATTATATGCAGTAGGTGCTGATCCTATTAATGTTGCAGTTGTTGTGCCGTTTGCATTATGGTTTAAATCTGTATTGCCATCATTTGTGGCTTGCCATCCACTTGTTAATGTCCAGTTACTCACATTAAAACTTGAAAACATTTCCGAACCAAATGTAGGGTTTATAATTTTATTGCCAGTAAGTGTTTCGGTTGTCCCGTCAAAAGTTAAATTAGTATTAGATTGTATTGTAGATGTACCATTCATATATGCAACTTGCCCACTTGTGCCAGTTCCTGTAACTGGATTAGTTAAGGGTGCTTGATAATCAGTTCCTGCAACTGCTATACTTAATACACCAGTTGATGTAGTATTTTTAAGAATACCTGTTCCTAATGCTCCAAGAAATTGAGCATTAGATAAATTAGAATCTGTTGTTCCTTGAAGTATATATTTAGAAGTATTTAGTGCTATTCCAGATAATGAACTCAAATATGTTGTTGTATCTATACTCCAATTACCACTTCCATCTGTTCTAAGATTACCTGCACTAGCACCTGCTGCAAATCTAACTGGTGTACTTGCTGCACTAAATGTAATCAAATCACCTTTAGTTGTACCTATGGTATTTAAAATAGCAGAATTATCAAAACTTATATTACTTCCATTTCCTTTTAAAAATCCTGTTCCTGTAGTTACTGTACTTGTAGTTATAGTTGGTGATATACCTGTAAGTAAACTACCGTCTATTGCTGGAAGTTGTGCACTTGAATTAAGTTGAACAAGATTATTAGCAGCAACACCAACAGTATATGAAGTACCCCATGCAGAACCTGTACTATTTGGTACTCCACTTCCAGGATAAACCATAGTTCCACCAACACCTAAAAGAACTCCATTTGCATAAATATTACCTTGATAATCTATATAGCATTTTTCAACTCCACTGTTTTTAAAACTTACAAGTTTAGCACCAGAAGTTGATAAAGAATTTTTAGTATCAAATAAATATGCTATTGCAGTTGATCCATTAACAACATTAGGATTAACAATAAATCTATTTATTGATCCATCATATATATTAAATGCAATTCCGGTACTTGCATTTGATATATTAATAGCTATACCTGTACTTGCATTTAATATATCTATTCCAGTACCTATATTAGAATTATTAATACTATGTCCAGTACCATTACTTCCATTTACAATATTAGTACCATATCCATTACTTGTATTATTTATATAAACTCCTTGTCCATTACTAGAATTTGTTGCATAGAAACCAGTACTAGATGCACCAATTAAACCAACAACAAATGTACCATCTCTAGTTATATAACTTTGTTCAGTACCATTATAATCAAAACCAACTATTTTAGTACCAGTATTAGTTTTAAAATAGCCACCATAACTACCTAATGAAAAGCCGAATAACGCTGTATTATTATTACTAACAACATTAATACCTCCATTATAACTTAACATATTATCAGCAGCATTAGAACCACTATGTGTCCATGAACTAAATACTCCTGATGTTGTTGTTCCTGATACATAAGGAGTATAATATTTATTAGTATTATCCCAATGAAGTATATTATCAGTTGGAACTATTCCAGCATATTGAGGTATATTTAAAGTATTAGAAATAAATGTAGCTGCACCAGAAGTACCAGTAGTTGTTAAAGTTATCGGTGATTGAATACTAGGAAGTCCACTTAAATCACTATATGCACCACTTGTTGCAACATTAGCTAAAGTTGGTTTATTTGCTATACTTGTTCCACCACTAGTAGCATTCCAATTAATATATTGACTTGATAATCCAGCAGCAGTACCAGTAGTATTTTGATTAAGTGTTGGAAAATTACTAGCAATTGCAGCACTTATAATACTACCGTTACTATAAACTATTCCATTTATTGCTCTAACTATTGGGTCAGTTTCAGTATATGAAGTTAAATATGTATTATTATCGTAACTAATTGTAGTTCCACTTGCTTTAACAAATCCAATTCCATTAATCATTGTTTTAGCATTAAAAGAATCATAATCTGATTTACTTATAAGTCCTGCTGTAACACTTGATATAGATGCTAATGGTATATTTAATGTATGGACTGAATCACTAGAACTAAAATTAGGGCTAGTACCATTATTATTAGTAGTAAATGTTTGAATCTGTGAAGTTAATCCATTTAAAGAATATATTTGTGCATTATTAGTAACATTAGATAATCCTACTTGAGAATTAGATAAATTAGTTAATTGACTTCCATCAACTGCTGGTATTTTACTATTACTATCTAATTGTAATATATTATTAGCTGATATTCCTACAGTATAACTTGTTCCCCAAGATGATCCTGTTGAATTAGGAATACCAACACTAGGATAAGTCATATTAAGTATAGATGATATAACTCCACTACCATTTATAGTTATAGTTGTTCCATCAATTTTAACTCCTCCTAATATTGAAGTTGAAGCAGTAGGTAATGTATAATTAGAAAGAGAATTTAATTTAGTAACATCATCATTTGTAAAAGCATTAGTATTACTATTACTTTCATATGCTGTTTTAATAGCAGATGCACTCATTACTGAATTAAATGTAGTATAATCTGATATTAATGTATAATTTGTACTTACTCCAGTTTGATTAGCATTGTATAATCCCCAATATCCACTACCTGTATCTTGTACAAATATTTGAAATGGTAACGATGGAACATTATAAGAATTTCTTGCATCAATATTTACAACATTTACTTGAGCAAATCCACTAGTTATTAAATTATATAATTTTTGTAATGTATTTCCACTTGTATTAACACCATCTAAAATAGAAACAATAGAATTGTCAGTATAAGTATAAGCATTATTCTGAGCATTAGTTGCTGCTATTGTCGCAGTTCCAGCAATGTCAAAATTATTAAAATTGTAACCACTATCTATTATGTTTCCTGTATTATCTAGTGCTACAAAATTTCCACTTATACCACCTATAATTTTATCTGCTTTTCCACTAATATCAACATTAATTATAGTTGGTTTATTTGTAAGATCGTTATATGAACCACTAAAATTACTTTTTGCATTCCATGATGCAATTTCTACATCTGTTACTACTCTATGACTAGAATCACTACTTAAATCATATAAATTTACAGGTATAGTAGGTTTATTTATTAAATATATAGAGTTATAATCTAACGTATTTAATGTAGATAGAAATCCTAAATTATTTAATATATTTTTGTATGTACTTGTAAAATCATTACTAGATAATCCATATCCCGTAACTTTATCTACTTTAGTAGATAATCCATTATTTAATGCTGTATATATAGCAGTATCATTATAATTACTTAATCCTGCTAATTTAGTTTTTTCTAATGTTGTATAATCATTAGAAGATAATCCGTATCCCGATACTTTATCTACTTTATTAGCAAGACTAGCATTAATAGCATTAACTGCACTACCATCATTATTTAATTGTGATCCTAAATCTTGAAGTGTTTGTAATAATTGAGCATTACTATTTAATACTATTGCTATTTGATTGTTTATATAAGTATCTACATCACTTTCGTTAAATATTTCTGAATAAAGTTCCCAGTTAATTCCATCTAATGTATAATATATACCAGCTAAATGACTATCATATGTATTAAATACTATTGCTGTAGATTTTATATATTGAGTACCTGTTGGTAAAAAACTATAATCATTTACTAATATTGTCATAGTAGATATACCAGTACTAACTAATATAGGTCTATTACTAGATAATCTTAAACTACTATTATTTCCTTGTAATGATAATCCCATTATGCTAATATATTTAATACTTGATCTTGTTCAAATATGTCAGATTGTCCATTTACATCTGTAAAAAATAATCTTATATCATATATTCCTATAGATAATAAATCTTCAATTGTAGGAGTTAACGTAAATATAATTTCACCAGGAGTATTACTTATAGTTGCAGCATATTGTCCACTAACAGGAGTATTTGTATTATTCCACCAATAGTTAACTATATTAATTCCATTTTGACGAATAGATAATGTAAACATTGTCCATTCATTATTTATAACTGGAGCAGGTTCATTTTCATATCCTGCAAATACACTTAGATTACGAGTAGTACCATTATATATATTAATAGGTAATGTAATTTCTTCCATAGCATTAGTATTTATATTTAGTTTAGGTAATCTACTAATAGATTGATGTTTATTTTTAAATACTATTAAATCATTATTTAAAGTTGTTCCAAAAAATATAAACCAAATATCACTAATATTTATATTAATTTTTTGTAATTCAGCACCTATATTAAAAATTTGATATTTATTTATTAGATACTGAATTGTATATTTTAAAGAAGTATCATCATTTGTTAATAAAGATAATTTATATATTTTTCTAATTAAATCAAAAGCACAATAAAGTTTTAAAACTGCTATATGAGTATAACTATAATTTCTTATATATTCCTCATTTTGAGCAGTTTGTAAATATTTATCTATATAACTTTTAAAATTATTATATAAAGCTACATTATTACTAACATCATAACTAGATAATATCATGTTTAAAATAATTAAGCATTGAATTAAAATAAGTTATAATTTCAGGACTATTAAAAGGAATAGTGTTAATTACTTGATATGATGCAATAGCTGAAAATAATTCATCATATCTAATACAAAATGCAATTAAATCATAATATACCCTATAATCTTTTTGACCTACAAAATCTTTTGTTTTTATACAATCAATTTGATATAATGATTTTTGCTCATCTATTTGTGATGTTATAAATACTATTGTATTTAAAGGAGTATAATTAGATAATGTTACTAAATAAACACCATCTTGTAATTCATTACTATCATAAATTGTAGAAATGGCATCGCTAACTGATATAGAATTATCTTGTATATTTCCAAATATATCTAATATTTTTTGTATAATAGTAACTATTATACCAGTTTCACCACTACCAGGTGTTACTCTTATTATATTATCTACTATACTTATTGTTGCCATATTTTTAAAATTAAGGGTTAGTATTTCTACTAACCCTAATTAATTAAGCTGCTGGATTTAATGCTTTTTTACTTACCATATCTGTAAGAACAGATACAATATTGTTTAAAAGATTATCATTTGTATCTGTTGTATCAACAGCAATATACTGATATTGTAATGTAGGAGTACCTGTACTTCCAATAGAATCAGTATCTAATGTAGTTTGATGTGTAATAACTATCATATGATAATTTTTACTTGAACTTGCATAAAAAGGTTCATTCCAAAAATAACCTGCATTTGGAGAAGGGTTATAACCTTTTTCAACTGCTGTTTCTAATTCAAAAGCTGCTACATCAGCACCAACACCTTGACCAGTTATAAATGCTTGAGTAGTTGCAATTGTAGTAGTTACAGTAGACCAACCATTACTAACAATACTACCTAATTGACCAGGATTCCATGTAAATGTTAATACTATATCACTCGCATGAGTATCAGTAGTAGCTGCTAAAAACGGAAGTGCTGTAGTTCTATTGTTGTTATTACTATTAGTATCTTGTGGAATATTAACATTAGAAAAAGCATGATTTGCAATTATTAATTCCAAAGCTGCTGCAATAGTTGTAGAAGTATCATTAGTTTGAATTAAATATTCAACTAACATTTCTTTAGCTGTACCAACTGCACCTACTTGAGCATTAGCAGCATAAGCACTAAAACTAATATATTTACCTGCAACTAATGTAGCATTAGCTAAAGTAACAGTTTGAATCAATTGTTGAGGAGCAACATATTCTAGCACTTTAAACTTCATATTTCTAGGACTGATTAAATCACTTAGAATTGCTTTAGATCCATTACCTGTTCCTTGTGCAAAATAAAATGTATCAATGTTATCCACCATATTAGATGTACTACCAATAGTCATATCAGTTCCACTAGATGAAGCTGTATCATCATTACCACCACCTCCAGCGTATACACCTGTATGTGCATCAGGACCAGCACTCTTAGATGCCCAAAATAAACCTATTTCTCCACTCAATAACCCTTGAATGTTATCAGTAGTATACGCACCATAATATAGATACTTACCTGATCTATTTTGTGTGCTTAATCCAATTAAAAGATTTTTCATATATTAAAATTTAAATTTATTACTATTGAAGTTGTTGTAATTGATTATTAAATTGATTGTATGCTTGTTCATCTTTTATAAATATTTTTAGTTTATTTACTACTCTTTCTATGATTTCATTATTAATTTCTATTTCTGGCATTATATTAAAATAATAATTCATTAATCTAGGTTTAATAATATAATTAAAATCTATAGATATAGGAGAAAATGTATTATTATAATATGTATAAAATTTATTATCATCTATATGGCATATCGGTTGATTTTGCCTATTTTTAGATATATAATAATTTCTTATTATCTCTCTTTTATCACGCGATGATATTAAATCAATAGCAGAATATATAATATTACCATTTGTAGTATTATAAATTAATGTAGGTTGTGTTAACGTACTTGTGTTTGTAATTACATTATTATTAAATCCTGATGTAAAAACTAAAGTAATTGGATTTACTAATGCTGTTGGTGTTATTATTATAAATTGACTTGAATAATAAATACCACAATAATATTCCCAATATACTTCATATCCTTTATCTTTTCTAAGATAATCAATAAAATAATTTATAATTTCAAATTTTGCATCTTTTGAATATTCAGGTTTACTAAATGTTTCAGTAAATGATGATGTTGAAGCTAATGTTATATTTTGATATACTTGTGTTCCTTGTGATACAGGATTATCATCTGGAAAAGATATAATATAAATATTTTTTGTTTCATTATTACTAATTAAACTTAATAATTGTTTATTATAATGAACTGTTATTGTACAACCACCTGTTATTAATTTATAATAATCAGAAGGTATAAAACAATATTTTCTTTCATAATTATCATTATATAAACGTAGAGTTGTTGATTTTTTTAAATCTTTCATTTCATCAACTCTACGTTGATTATTTTCAAATCCTTCTTTTTTAGGATTACCTTTAGGATCAGTTTTATCTTCAATGTATTGTCTTAATTCAGTATTAACAAGAAGATCATATTGTTCTGGACGAAACGATTGTTTCCTATTACTATTTAACTGTTGTAAATAAGTATCTATTGCAATATGAACTTCTTTTACTGTACTAAACATTACTTAATTACATTTAATCTTGTTTTGTATTCACTAATTTTATTATTATTTGCTTCTAAATTAAACCATGTAACGGTTTCAGAAGTTGTATTCCCTAATACTATACTAGCATCTTCAACATCAACTATAATATCTGTATTAGGCATTTTTCTTAAAATATGTTTTGATAATAATCTTTCAATTAATGCTTTAGTATGAATATTTTTATCTTCACATAAAGCTATAAATTCTTTTGGATTAGTTGAAACATGATCAAATATTTTATTTCGTTTTTCATCTGCATCCATTTTATCTATATCATCAATCACATCTTTATTAAGAACACACAATATATTATATATTTTAGTCATACTTTCATTACCTTTTACAAGCTCAACAAACTTTTCTTGAGCTTTAATTGAAAGATTAACTAATGCTTTCTTTTCTTCTTTTGCAATTGCTTCATCATGTATATAAAATCTAATATATGATGATTTTTCTATATCTTCTGGAGTATTTGCTACATCTCTATAATTTTGGCAATATCTCCAAAGCAAATAATCTTCTGCTACAATAGGAGTACCATAACGATATTTTTCATCTTCTGGTATATTAGCCATTACAATATTTGCTAAATCTTCATTAGATTTAATTTTATATTTAGCAACTAATTCTTTAATAAAATCAATTCTATATTTATTTGTATCTGCTATATCAAATATAAAACCTAGTTCTAACTCTTTACCATTTTCATGAATATCAACTGCAAGACCATTCCAATAATTAGTAATAGCTTTTTTCCAATTTTTATCATCTGGATTCATAGCTACTATTATTGGCATTGTTGATTCTAACAATTTTTCTTGCATTAAGATCATATTTACTGCTTTTTCAGAAGAACCTATTCTTCTTGTAATATCAAATATTACAGATTTATTTATTATTGAAAATACATCTGGATTTAATTTCCATTGTATGCTTATCTTTCTATTTTTAATAAAAGCCATATCATTTATTTTTATTATGTTATTTAGCTTATTTACTTAATTATTAATTATACACGTTCTAACCAGAAACTTGTTGTATAATTTGCAAAATGAATACCTTGTGAATCTATTAAATCAAAAGTTGAAATATCTTTACGAGTAGATATTTGATTACCTTGAAATGCACCCCAAACTTCAGGAATTGCTGACATACCTTTATATATACCAGTAACAAGTTCACGACCTGCTTCACAAACCATAGTTAAGTTACGTCCACCATCATTTGTTTTACTTTGATCTAATACAACCATTGTAAAACTATTAAGAGGATAACCATCTCTCATATTACCATTTTGACGTTGAGCCATTGCAATACTACCAAAGTCAAACATTTTATGATATTTAAGAGTTAGTATATACCCATCAATTGTTTTAAATTGATTAAAATATGTACCATATTGTAAGAAACCTTCTTTACCATTCATTATTTGAGTAGCACCAAGTGGAGTAAAATATTGATTAGCAACTGCATCAACCATAATAGCATTATGAAATTGTTCCATACCACCACGACCTGTATACATTACAAGTTCCATAGGTGTACTATCAACACGGTTACTGTATGTACTACGAACAATTGATTTAAGTTTATTCAATGTTAAAGTTGAATAAGTATCATATTGTCCACCAGTAGTAAGAATATGACGAATACCTGCACCAATTGGAATAGGTTCACCATCTATTTCATGTGCTAAAATAACACCATTAACATCACGGTTATATTCAGAATACCAAAGGTCTTCTTCATTAAGTTTTTTACGTTTTAATTCCCAATTTTTAAAGTCAAAAGGAATCCATTTATCAGTAGTACCACCACCAGCAAGATCAAATTGTATATTAGTAACTTTATTACTAACATTACCTGCTAATTCATAACCATATCTATGAAAACCAAATTGATTTGTCATTTCACCAGGAGCACTATGATTACTTGATGTTCCATCTGATTTAGATGCAGCAGCAATAGGAGCACCTTCTACCCAATATAAACCTGCTACAATTTGATCACTTGTAAGATAAGATGAATTACCGCCTGTAAGTAATATTACAGTATATCTAACTCGCTTTAAACCAATTTTTAAACCATCTGTTTGAAAACGAATACGTTGTTTACCATTAGGTGAATAAGCAGTATACATACGTTTAAAAAAATCATCTTCAAAATCAATTTCAAATGGAGTACCATTAAGACCAGGTTTAGTAATACCTGTATTAGCTAACCCAAGACATTTAGAAGTAGAACGCATTCTACCCATTATTTTCCATTTATATTGAGTATCATTTAACACAATAGGTTTAAGTGATTTAACTGCACCATTACCTTCAGTTAAAAATGTAAGTGGAAATTCATCGCTATCTTTACCCCAAAGCCATGTTAAATTCTTACTTAATTGTACAGGGTCTAATAGTTTAAAGTTTAATAACAGATTTTCATCAGAAAACTGTTGTGTACTGTACTGTACTGTCGTTAATTCTCTCATATATTAAAATTTATTAAATTTCTATTTAACTGGTGTTACTACATCTTGTTTACTAACACTAGAATTATTATTAATTTGTTTAGTATTAGATTTATTATTACTTGTATTAATTTTGAATTTAGTAACTTGTTGTTTATTAACTGCATTATTAACAAGTTCTGAAAGATCACCACCTTTTAAAATATAAAGACCTACTGCTACTTTATTTTCAGCTTTAGATATATAATTAGAAATTATATTATCAAGTCTACTAAGACCATTATTATCAGCATAAGCAGCAAGTTCAAATAATTGACTTGTATTTAATTTAGATGTACTACCATCATTATTTTTTACAATAACTCCATCTTTAGGTATTTTCATACCATTAAATTCACCTTTTTTAACTATAATATCATAAAGTGAACCAGGTATATTTAAATCTTTAATGTTACCATTTTGATCTATATCAATACCATAATATTTATTATTTGATTCTTTTATTTTAGTTTGTTGTTCTTGAATTTTAGCAACTTGATTAGCTTTTAAATTAGTATGTGCTGCTATTCCAAGTTCTTCAAGTTGATTATTTTTTTCAGCAAATTCAGCAAATGATTTAGCAACTGCAATAGTATTGCCTTTTGATATTTGCTCATCAATTATAAATTGTTTAAGTTGATCTTTATTGTTCTTATCAATATTAATAGTTGTATAATCAACTACTTTATCATATCCTTCAATACTACCATGACGTTGTTTATAATCATAAATAGATTTAAGATCAGGATTAGATTTAAGAAATGTATTAATACCTTCTTGTTGTGCTTGTACTTTAACATTACTAATAATATCTAATTCACGTTTAGCAATACCTTGTGGTGTAGCTTCATATTTAATAGGCTTATTATCTTCACCTATAATAATAATATTATTAATTTTTTCAACTTCTGTTATTAAATCATTGTCATTTAAAGTATTAGAAAATGATTCCATTTTTTCTTTAGTCATAAAAATAGAACCATCAGCATTAAGAGCATTACCTTTATCATCCATTTTATATGTAATACCATCTATTTCTGCTTCTTCAATACTTGTATTAGATATATTATTTATATTAGATGTAGTATCAGTTTTAGTAGTATCTACAGTTTTATTATCCGTGTCAGTAGATGTAGTATCCGTGTCAGTAGATGTAGTATCAGTTTTAGTAGTATCTACAATTTTAGTAGTATCTATAGTTTTATCATCTAATATAGATTTATCATCTATTTTAGCACCATCAATAGGACTAATTATTGTTACTTTGTCTGCCATAATTAAATTGATTTTAGTTTATATTTACTTTAATCGAACTCAAATTTACATATATAATAGATATAATTTTATCAATACATACAGTTATGTTAATTTTTGCTATATATATACTGTTATTTTTGGTTAATTAATTTATCTTCTTCTTTTTGTTTAGTTTTAACTTGTTTATCAATATCACTATTTGCTTTAATATTAGAAGTAGTTATATCTGTATTTGCACGTATTTTAGCTACTTGAATTGCTGTTGATGATTCAGTATCAACTTTATATTTATCAAATTCACGTTGTGCTTGTTCACTTTGTGCTTTAGTTTTAGCTGCATTTTCAGTTGCTTGTGCATTTCTTTCATTCATTTCTTCTTCAAATGCCTTTTTCTTTTCTACTGTTTCTTTAATAAGTTTATGTATTTCAGTTGAATTTTCAAGTTCAATACTATCAGCAGCAATATCAAAATCTCCACTCTGTCCAGCAGCAAACGCAAGTTGTCTAAATTGTTGTATCTTTTCATCATTAATAGAAGAATTAGAACAAAATACTCCAATATTTCTATTAAAAAAATCTTCACCATCTACTTCAACATAAACTATTTTATTTGTTTTCTTATCTAAATAAGAACCTTTTTTTCCACCTAACCATGCAACTTTACAATAATCTATATCTGCTTCTTTATCAAGTTCTACAAATTTATTAAATAATGTAAATAATAATATAGAACCAGCTTGTGCTTTAGATATTGCCATTTGCATTGTTCCTTTACCTTGACTTGTATCTATATCACCAAACCGTTGACTATTCATATCAGCAACTTCCCATGCTTCATTTTTAATAGCTTGAATAAGTTCACTTAATACTTTAATATATTCTGCTGAACCAGAAAGATTAAGAGTTTTAAGTGCTTGAAATGAATTAGCATCAATAACACTATCATTAATATACAATATATCATCACGTTTAGCAAATTTCATTTTCTGTAAACGAGTAAGTTCTTTACTATCTAATAATAATGATTCTGGAATTATAGTTAAAGTTGATCTAAATTTAGCTATTGCACGTTCTTGTTGATAATGATATATACGATATAATGCTTCATATTGTTTTAATATTCTACATATACTATTTCTAATATTAGGATCAAATGTACCTGTAATACCATTATAAGGACTTTTACATTTAGATAATATATTAACATCTTGACGTTGAGGTTCAATTAATTCAGGTTTAGTATATATACCTGTATATTGATCTCCTATACGCCATTGTTGATAAAATCTACTTACCCATTGCCATTCAATTTCTATATCTCCTGCTTCTTCAGTTATTTTATATTTTTCGTTTACAATTTTTTCTTGAACTACACCAAAAGGATCAATATATTTAAGTATTCCAACTTTACATTCAGATTTATATACAACATGATATATCCAATTAAATCTAGCTAAATCATAATTAGAAAAATTAATACCAGAATAATCTGGAAGTTGTGATATATAATTATATTCATCACGTTTACTAAATGTATTTCTAAAATCTTCTGTATATCTACTATCAAGTATAGTAGATTTATAGTTAGAAGTTTTATTATAATTTTCCATTGATCTTAAATACATAAGATCACTATTACTAAGTTTATCTACAAGTTGTTCATTAATTTGATTAAACGATAACATATATTGTCGTACACCCATATCATCATCTTCTACAAATTGATTACCAGAAGGTATACGAAAATATTCTAATGGACTTACTATTTCTTTAACCACATTTTCACCTACTACTCTACGATAAGAATATACTTCTTCTGTAGCCCAATAATAATAAAATGCTTTAATATATTCTGTATCAGCATTAGTAATATCTTCAAATAAATTTAATATTTGTTGTGATTCAATTACTTTAGTATCTATCCAATTATCTTGAAAATCTTTAATATGTTGTTCTATATTTGGAATTTGTTTTGATTTACCACCACTAGGAAGATTTGCTTCATTAAGAATATTAACTAAATCTTGTGCGATTAATTGTTCAAGTTCAATAGAAAGTTGTTTATTACGTTCTTTTATTGCATCTATATCTTTATGATATACTTGAAAGTTTTTATATTGTCTTATATATTCACCTATATATCTACGTTTAATAGGTAATATTAAACTTACATCTCTAACTTTATTTGGCAAATTTAAATCGTCTTTATCATTAATACCGAACGCTTTAGTAACATATTTGTATGTATTATCTGTTATGATACCTTCTGCTGCTGCAATATTTTCAGCAGCTTCAAGTTTAGAATCATAATTTAAACCTAATGCTTTATTAATAATATAATCACAAGTAGGAATATACCATTCTGCTTTACTACGTTCTGCATCTGATACTCTTTGATCTGGTAATATAGTTGTTGAGTTCATAATGAAAATGAATTAAGTATTGTAGCTAATGATTCTCTATTATTAGAAGCATTATTAATTTCAGCTTGTTTTTTAATCACTTGGCATTTAATATAATAAATAGCAATAATAGATGTACTAATCCTATCAAAGTTATGTTTTAAATCAAAATTTTGAAGTTCCAATAACAAAGGAAGATCATATATATAATGTAAATTTAATTTAATATCTCCATCTTTAGTAGTAGATATAGGAGTATATAAAAACTCTCTCCAATAAGTTAAGCCATTAAGTTTCTTTTCACCATCTCCTATTATAATACCATAACCTGCATTACTTCTTGTTTCTTTATTATCAAGTTTATTACTTGGATCTTTCATCAATCTATCAAGTTTACCCCAACGTTTAAAGTTATGATATGTATCTCCTGAACCAAATTCAAATAATATTTTACAATTAAAGTATTCACATATAGCTAAAGCTAATTTATCATTATCTTCCATTAATTCATATCTACCACAATATGAACCTACAAGTTTATATCTATTTGTATTATTATAAGAATTTGGTTTTTCCCATATTTGAATTGAATTAAGAGAATGTTTACTTGTTATTTCATCTTTCTTTTTGTCTACTTTAACAGTATCATATACTGCAAAATAAATATCATCTGGTACATCTCCTTCAAATGTTCTAAATGGTCTATTAAATAATCTAAGACAACTAACATTATCATTTTTAGGTTTAAATGGAACATCTAATATAAATGGATGTGTTTTATGTCCAGTTGCTCTAAGTTCATCATTTGTTTTAAATACATATCTTTTACCATCATTAATAACTAAACCATCTGTATAAAATTTAACATCATCTGAATATTTAACAAATTTAACTTGTTCATTAAGTTCAATAGAAGTAAACATATTTTCAGTTGTAGTAAGAAATGCTTCTTCTGGTTTATTAGCACGTTGACCTATATATATTAAATAATCTTCTCCTTTTTTATTTTTAGCTGCATTCTCTTTATCTAATTTATCTATATAATAAGCATCAATTATTTTACTATTACCATGTTCATCTATATATGGTTCATAGCACCATATTTGAGGGAAGAAAAAACCACAAGATTTATTTCTAACATCTATATCCCAAATGTTTTCCATAGGTAGCATATTATAACCATTAGGATTATAATATATATTCATAAAATCAGTCCAGTTAGCATCTTTAGTACCACCAGTACCAAAGATTCTAATATTACCAACTTTATTTGCTCCTACTTCTACAGTAGACATTGTAATATCTAATGCTTCTTGAAGAACTGGATTAACACCTGATTCTTCAAACTTAATACGTGCTGCAGTTTGTCCAGCAGCAGCACTCGTATTACTTTGTAAACTAACTGATACTACAGAAGATTGATCACCAAATAATTTATTACCTTCTGTACTTATTTTAAAACCTGTTTGTATATTTTCTAAATCTTCTTTTATAAAACCTCTACGCCAATATGTATGATTTTCATACCAATCAAGATTACGTTTAGTAAAATAAGTTAAAGCATTTTTACGAAGAAGATATTTTTTTGCGTCTGATGCAGCATGAATTATATATGTATTAGGGTTTAAATTAACTTCATTAGCTGTATCATTTGCTTCTTTTACAGTAAATCCTTTGCGACGTGCTTTTGTATCGCAGTTATTAAATCCATTCTTAATTACAAATTCATCTACTTTATGTTTCCAATAATCACCGTCCCAAAAACGAGAAAATCCTTCAATGGTATTGTTAGGATTAATTTCTCTTTCAATTGCTTTTTGTCGTTCTTTTTCATTACGGGTTCTATCTATTCTAGCATAATTAAGATAAGCATAATGAGTTCCTGTTATTCGTAATGGTTTTAAAAGTTGATCTTTTATTATTTCATTTGTATTAATGTTAAAATACAATGGAATATCTTTAATTAATAACTTACAATTAGCTATCATTCCACTTCTACGACGTTGTGTTTCTCTACGCCAAAATTCTTTATATTCTCTAGTTTCTTTTTTATAATCACAATACCTTCCAAAATTATCATAATGATTTGCAACTTCACTAAATACATTAGTATTTATGAATATAAAATTTATATTCATAAGAATACCATCTGATTCACCAATAAGAAAATCATCATCTTTATCAATATATTTAGTAGATGCTTTAATATAATCTTTATCTTCTAAATAATAATTAATAAAAGGTAATGTTATTGGATCATCAGATTTAATATGACCTATTATATCATGTATAGATTCTATCATATTATAAGTATTACACCCCACGAAAAAGATAAAGCTATGTTATTGTGCAGGTATAAAACCACCTTTTCCATCACTAATATAAACTGCATTAAGATTATAATAATAATCTTTAATTTCATCTGATACAATATACATTGGTATTATTTTTTTTCCATTACATATAATACACGACACTTGTGAACAGTAATTTACTACAGTAGAATTTGATAAATCCATTACATATTTAATTGTAAATCCTTCACCTTTACAAACTGGACATACTTGATAAGGTACACAATTCATAATATTATATTTTATTAGTTGTTTCTTTACCATAATATTTAATTTAAATTAATAAGGTCTAGTATTACTAGACCTTATATTACTACTTCTTCTTTGAAGGTTTAGTCATTTTGTCTACCTTCTTTTCAGTGCTTGCTTTTGCCATTTGTTTAAAGTTTAAATTAATAAATAGAACTATGTTTAAATTACATTATACAATTTATAATCATGTGCTAATAAATCTTCTTGTTTAGGATTCCATACAGTACCATGTTTAATTACAAACATTATAATAGTACCATCTATCATTTTAAGATATTTACTAGAACTCATATTAGTTCTATGAACTAATTTACCTTCTTTAAGTAATTTAATTGCTTCTCCTATTTCCATATTATTTAATTTTCAATATCATCATTTCTTATCATAGAATTTTCTATTTCATCTCCACCTCTACGGTGTTGAACAGTATCTTTAGAATTATTAATTAATATATCTAAATCTTTCATTGTTTTAATATCACCTGTAAGTTCTTTAGCCATTTTAGAAACTTTACTTTGAACTTCCATTAACATTGTTAATTGTTCTGGTGTAAGTTCATCTATATTAAGTTTCTTATCAACCATATCATCTACTTTAGAAAGTATTTTAATATTCTTTTGTAGAGTATTAAGAAGATTGAGTTGAAGTTCTTTAACTGGTGATATAAAATTTTCTTTATAAAATATTATTGCTCTTGATATAGTTGAATCAGGTTTGAATGTAATTGGAAGTCCTGCTTCTCTACAAGCATAGTTATGAAGTTCTTTTATTGAATATCCTTTTATAACCGGAACAGCTTTTTGATCTGCACTATGATATATATAAATAAAATATTTTAATGCAAGTTCTTTATTAGTATTTTTATCTAAATCATATACTGCTTTAAAATCACTATATACTAATAGTTCTGGTTCTATTATTATATTATTTTTTTCAAATCTAAATGGTGTAATACTAATCATAATAAACTTATTAATAATATAATATTTAATCCAATACTTGCTAATCCTATTATAGTATATGTTTTAAATTTACTTTTGTATTTTTGATTAGCATTAAATAATTTTCTATTATCTTCAATACATGAACTTGTTATACTATCACATCTAGTTAAATCTTTATTTAATTTAACAAAATCGTTTTTTAATTTATCAGTAAAAACATTGCAATTATTTAATAAACAAGAATCTTTTTCACCTTTAATTAATAATAATGCAATATCTCTATTTTCTTGATATGAATAACAAACAAGACTATCATTTTTTATTATGTATCTTGTTTGAGATGAAGTGCATAATACTATCATCTGAAATAATATTACGATTAGAAAATTCTTTATATATTGTTTCATATTCCGTATTTATTACTGTTTCAACTTTATCATAATATATTGTATCATGTATAAATGTAGTATCTATTTTATGTTGTGTTTTAATTACTGAATTTAAACTATCAATTAATTTAGAATTATATTTAACTTGTATATGTTTAGACATACTAATATAAGATAATATTACTATTACTAAACTAAGTATAAGTATAATTATTGTTTTTTTATCTATTATCATTATATTACTTCTTCATATGTTAATTTAAATATATCTTCTTTACAAGGATAAAATTCTCCTTTTATTCCTTTAATAATATAACATCCAACATTTGCCCTTCTAATATAGGTATTTTAATGATACCTAATTGTCTTTCTAAATAATCAATTATTGCTCCTGAACCTTTCATAAAAGTTTCAGTTATTAAATAATTAGTACCATTCCATTGTACTGCTTCAATAATTACTGGTTTTTTCTATATTTTGCCATTTATTTAAATATTTAAAATAATGTATAACTTGGTTCTTCAAAATGATGTAAATTAAAATTATGTTCTTTTATTTTTTGAAAATCATTTCTTAAATCTAATACTTCTATTAATTTAACTTCTTCATTTTCAACATTATTAATACTATTTATTATACCTTGTTTTAAAGTTCTAATATGACATAGTATTGAACCTTTATATTTAAATCCAAATAATTCTGCCATATTAGCATATCCTGAAAGTTGAAGTGAATATTTATGACCAGTGCTTGCAGAAAGATATGAAATAGGATTACTAAAATATTCTTGTTTATATATAAAATCAGAAGTTAAATTTCCATTGTTATCTTTATTAAAATATCCTGATTCAAACATTATAGGAGCAGAATTAGTTTTCCAATCTAATATAATAAAATCATTATTTTTAATAAGTATTATATCTACAAGACCTGATACTAAATTAACTGAATCATATACTCCTATTTCAGCATATATTAAATATCCTAGTTGAGTAAGTTTATATATTGTATTAAATATAATAGGATATTTTTCTTTAAGACCAATTGATTCAAAATATTCTAAATTCAATAGTCCTATTTTTCTATCACCTATTACATCATCTAATGTATATATTCTATCATTGATAAATTGACTATCTATTAATTTATATCCTGTAGAACTACGAACTGCTTGTTCAAGATAATTATGTTTATTTGTACCTTTTTCACAAGCTATAGTTTTAGTTTGTTCCCATTCATAAAGTAATTGTTTTTTAGATTTATTTTTATATTTAAGATATTTAGGATGCTTAGGATTACGTCCTATTGCTTCACATGCTTTAGCTATTTCTTCTGCTTTAAACTTTTCATAATAATTAGATATAAGCGTAGTTGTACTAATATATGGATTACCCATATTATCAGTATACTTATGAATAGATTCATTAAAAAATATATTACGCTTTTCCATTTGTTTTTCTATAATCTTCTTTAACTATTTTAGCAGCTTCAACTCCATCTATACCTTCTTTTTTTAAATCAAGATATTGTTTACGAGAAGGTTTAATTATAAGTGTTCCAATACATTGTATATGAATACTAGGATCAAGTTCATTAGTAAAATTAATAATAGAAGTATAATAATTAGTTATTAAATCTTTTAATATTCTAGTACGTTCTAATATATCAAGTTCATTAAATTTACCATACCAATCTTCTTTATTTAATCTAATATCTTTAATTATAGTTTCTATTATTTGTTCTTGATGCTTCATCAATTATTGTTTTATAATTGCATATATAGAATACATTGATACTCTATAATATTTATCAATTTCAAATGTATCAGCATTAGTAAGTTTAACATCAGGATTAAGTAATTGTTTTTTAATTATATCATAATTACGTTTTGTATATATTTTAACTTCTTGTAATGAAGAAGTAAAATCAATATCTACTTTATCTCCTATTTCAATGGTATATGTAAGATTACCATAAGCAACTACTTCTAGTGATACTAATTCAGGATCTTTACCAAATAATTGTTCTTCTGTTTTAGTTCCTATTATTGCTATTCCAGAATGTCTAGTTGTTCTTTTTAAAATTATACTATCACCTATTGGTATTCTATTTACAATTGTTTTAGGTTCTCTATCTTTCATAATATTACTTTATTAAGTTTATAATTATAAAGTAAAGATATATATAAAATTTTAATATTTACATTAGTTATTTATTAATTTTTGCTTTATATACTGTAATATTAATAAAGAATAAAAGATATTAAACTCTTGTATAGATACTTAAATAATTTATTAATTTTTCTTGTATATGTCAAATTTTTTAGTTACCTTTGATGGCTGCCTTCCAAAACATATGTAAAAAATAAAAATAAAAAAATTTTAGTTTTTAAAGAGTGATTTTAAAATATGTCTAAATAATGAAAAATCTATATGTAAAAATATAGATTTTTTTAATTTTTAAAGAGTGATTTTAAAATATATAATACTATAGGTTTTAAAATAAGATTAATATGTTTTAAATATGTTGCGAGTATGTTGCAAGTATGTCTACCCTACGAGAAGATATAGATGTATTAGCATAAATTTTAACAAGTTCTTCAATAGGTTTTAATATAGCGTCACATACAATAGTAGATATATCAATAGGTTTTAATAATAAAATAAATAAATTTAAAGATATGATTTGTAGTAAAGGTAAAATAGTAGATATTATATTATACGAGGAGTACGTCTGATTCAACCCCCTACTTGTCTTTGGTAATTGAAATACCCCGTATCAATATTGAAATTGAAAAGGAATTTCAAAATATTCAAATAACAATTAAAATACAATTAGAATGAAAACATTATCAGAACGTTTTAAAGATTGTAATTTATCAAATGATAATATTACGGCTCGTATTGAAGGTTTTACAAGGTCAACAGGTCCAAAAGGAACTTGGTATACATTTGTAGCTGCAATATTAACACGTGCTAATACATACGAAGAGTTTGTATGTAAACTTAATGCAGGTATTAGTAATGAAGACTACATTAAGAATGTAGATAGGTTCTTTGCTGAGTTTAAACCAGGTGATTATAACATAACTAACGTAAGCATTAGAGAAACCGGTGCAACTTGGGACGATGGTGAAGGCAATAATGGAACTTATAAAACAAGTTATATAAGTGTACCGACTTATAGTGATTTGCTTTATAAAGGAGGTGATGCAGTTCTTAATCAAAGAACACGTGAAGCACAATTTGCAAAGCTTGCATTACAAGCAATGGTAGTGGAATAATATAATAGAGTAGTAGCAGTACTACTCTAATTATATCTATAAATATAAGAGTTTCTATTGAGTTTTCTTGAGTTCGAAGG